GAGATTTCTCCCCGAGGCAGCGACATGACCCAGGACATCACCGTTACAGGACAGGTCACAGCCGTCATCCTCCGCGCAGACGGCTCGGTGAGGCAGAAGCTCGAGGGCAATAACCTCGTCACTACCATGGGGCTGCGGCACTACGCTGAGAGGTTCGAGGAGTCGTTCAACGGCACAGCCGTCACCAGCACCTTCACGACCTTTGTCGTAGGCACAGGCTCCACCGCCGCCGACATTGGCGATGACATGGCGGACATGACCCAGTTCACCGGCACCACGGGCGAGCAGGTGCTCGCGTCGGGCTACCCCAAGATCGACGACGACGACACGGACAACAGCGGGCGAGGGGCGTTCGTCCTGACCTGGCACGCGAGCTACGGCACGGGTACGACACTCTCGGCAATCAGGGAGGTGGCTATCAGCATCGCAGCGCCGGAGGAGGTCACGCCTGACCCGCTGCTCATGCGGCACGTCTTCGGTGCGCCATTCACGAAGACCACCGACGAGACGCTGAAGATCTTCGTCAATCACACGCTCGCCTGACCTGAGATGACTAAGTGGTCACAGGGCGGCGACGCGGCGGACGCTGGCGCTGTGACGATGTGCGCTGGCGGCGTCCTCGCTACGACCCCGCAGGCGAAGGAGGCGGTCGTGCGCTCGAGCATCCCGGTAGGCGGGTCGACCACGGTGTCTCAGAACGCCCCAGCGACCGGCGTGCGCGGCGTGATGTTCCAGGGCGAGCCTGGCTTCCCCGGGCTGCTGACGTGGCCTGAGAGCGACTGGACCATCCAGCTGAACGTGACCACGGCTAACGCGGACTGGACCTGGACGGGCACCAGGGTCTGCCGCGTCAGCGCCAGCAACGCACCGAAGGTCACGGTCGGCGAGGCGACGCGGCAGCACTTCAACCTCGGCGCTACCGGCGTGCTCACGATGTCGGTGTACGGCGACGAGACGGTCGGGCTGACAAGCGACGAGGTCTACATCGTGCTGTACTTCGACGTGTCGGGGAGCGCGACGCCCTCGAGCTTCGCCTTCCAGCCAGACCAGGGGATCGTCGCGAACCGCCTGCCCATCGTCGAGGTCGTGAACGAGACGGTCACCGTGACAGAGACGGTGAAGGAGAAGAACGACTCGGACATGGACCCGGACTTCGAGGAGACGGTGACCGTGACCGAGACGGTGTTCGCGCTGCGCGTTCCGCTGGTGCGAGCTGTCAACGAGACGCTCACGACGAGCGAGGCCGTGGTCAGCATCGTCGGCAAGTTCGCGGTCGTGAACGAGTCGGTCAGCGTCACCGAGGCGGCACCCGTGACGGTCGTGACGCTGATAGGCACGGGCTCGGCCAAAGGGCTGGCCGTGATGACCGGCGTGACGCGCGGGATGACCGGCGTGGCCGGTGCAGCGAAGGGCGACGTGGGCGTGGCCGGTGTGGCGAAGGGCATGGTAGTCGCGGCGACCGCGACAGGATCAGGAGTGAGCGCATGAAGCCGATCAAGATTCAGGGCAGCGTGTGGGAGGGTGCCGAGTTCCGCATCCTCGCGCAGGTGGTCGACCTCGACAACACGCTGCTGGTGCATTCGACCGACCCCGGCGCGTACACCTACGCGCTAAACATCTACGACCTCGGCAGCCAGACGCCGAGCACGGCGTTCGCGACTCCGAGCGCGGGGACGCTGCTCGAGACATCATCCCAGACGGGACCGGAGTGGACGCTAGACAGCACGGGCTACACGTTCGACTTCAGGTGGACTAAGACGCTCAACGACGCCAACTCGCTGGTCGGCGGGCACACCTACAGGTTCGAGTTCACGATCACGACAACCCTAGGCACGCCCAACATCGGCATGGTGCCGGTCGTGGCAGACATCAAGACCCTACCGAGGTTCTCCTAATGAAGAGCAGCGACGAGATCGAGCATACGACTGACGGCGGCGAGCAGGACGAGGCGACGGTGCGTCGACACAGAGACGGGACGTTCATCCCAGGCCAGAGCGGCAACCCTCGAGGCAGGAAGAAGGGCTCGGTCAACCTGATGACCCGCGTGAAGCACCTGCTGCTGAAGGAGGTGTCGGACGGCACGATGCGCGCGGACGTGGCGGCTCGGGTGTTCGTGGAGAAGATGATGGAGGGCGACTTGGGCTTCGTGAAGGAGTTCCTGAACCGCGACGAGGGCATGCCCCGTCAGCGGGTGGACGTTCGCGAGGTTCGGGAGTCCATCACCGTGGTGGATCGACGTGGCAAAACCCCGCTGGACACAGAGGACAACTAACAATGGCCCACAAGAGTGGTTATGGCGCTCCGGTTGGGAGCCGTGCAAAGGCGGCGGGTGGCGGCACCCGCGCCTCGAGTTCGAGTGGCCGGAAGACCAGGCGCTCCTCCTCGAACTCGACGCGCTCGCGCTCGAAGGCGAGGCGACGGCGCTCCTCGGCCCGTGGCGCGAGCGCGAGAAAGAGGCGCGGCGGCGGCGGGTACTGAAGGGCAGTCGGACATGACGCATCAGACGGTCGATGAGCCCGAGGTCATCAGCAGAGAGTTGACGCTGCAGGGTGCGGCGGCTGACCTGTTTGCTGCGCGTGACCTCGAGGTGTTGGCGACCTCTGGTGCTGGCACGGGCAAGTCGTTCTCGCTGATGGTGAAGGCGAACTACACGGCACGGGAGCATCCTGGCTGTCGACAGCTGTTCATGCGTCAGACGCGCAAGTCCCTGAGCGAGACGATCCTTCCAGACTGGGAGGAGGAGGTGCTGTGGGATGGTCACCCGGCGATCCACGGCACGGCGAAGCGCGGCAACCGCGACGACTACATCTTCCCAAACGGGTCGCTGATTGGTTTGGGTTCGGCGGACCACATCGACCGCGTGCTGTCATCGAAGTGGGACCGCGTGTACTTCTTCCAGGCGGAGGAGACGACGCTGGAGGTTTGGGAGAAGCTCACGACGCGGCTTCGCGCGTTCCGCACGCCCTACCATCAGATCATCGCGGACGTGAACCCGACGGTCCCGACGCATTGGCTGCTCGGTCGTGTGAAGGGTGGGCACATGGCGCGGATTGACTATCGGCATGAGGACAACCCTGCGTGGTACGACGTGTCGACTGGCGAGTGGACCGAGCAGGGGGCGAGCTACCTTGAGACTCTGCGCAGTTCCCTGACGGGCGTTCGGCGTGATCGTCTGCTGCGTCACTTGTGGGTGAGTGCCGAGGGGATTGTGTGGGAGACATACGACAGCGCGCGGCACCTTGTGTCGGGCGAGTGCGTGTTCGACGAGGGTCGCGGTCGCTGGCTGCTGCACGTTCCTCAGGTGGACGAGGAGCCCATCGAGGTGAAGTGGTTTGGTGCGTCGATGGACTTCGGGTTCCGCGCTCCTGGTTGCATGCAGGTGTGGGCGTTTGACGAGGAGGGTCGCGCGTTCCGCGTGGCGGAGGTTTACCACACGTCGCAGAACATCGACTGGTGGGCGGACTGGGGTGCTCGGTTGTGGGAGCGTTACGGGTTCTTGATTGGCGTGTGCGACTGGGATCCTGGTTCGATGGAGAAGTTGAACGGTCGCGTGGGTGAGGCTGGTGGTCGTGAGGCTCCTGGGCTGTGGCGCGAGTGGTCGAAGAAGCGCGGCAAGACGAAGGAGCGCGCGGGGATAGACGAGGTGCGCGTGGGCTTCGATCAGGACCGCATCTACCTGCTGCGAGATGCGCTGCAACATCCTGCCGACCCTTCGCTTGCTTCTGTGCGCAAGCCTGTGTGTACGGAGGACGAGGTGCCTGGGTACATCTACCCTGTGGAGGTGGACGGCCAGCCGGTGAAGGAGGAGCCGCACCCTGCGTGTGCAGACCACGGGTGCGACGCTATGCGCGGGATGATTGACTGGGCGTGGAACCGCACGCTGGCCGTGGAGCCGCCGAAGGTGGAGTACAAGTCGGGGACGTATGGCGCGACGTTGTTTGACGGGAAGTGGGACGAGATTATTGCTGGGCGTCATCGCCCCAAGAGCTTGCGTCTTGGAACGCGGCGTCGCGGTCGCGTGAGGCGTGTGCGATGACGGTGCAGGCTCGGACGTGGAACGTGATCACCTCGCTGTGTGCTCACCCTGTGAGCCGCAACTTCCTGGCGGCTGGACCTGTGGTTGCGATGGGTGAGGGTTGGAAGCGTTTGCGAGGCATGCAGCCGAACGTGTGGATGAGCTGCGGTCTTGCGCCGCAAGAGTGTCCATCGGGAGTTGTCGAGGTGTGGGCACCTGAGCGTCACGCTGCGATGTGGCCGATGTCGTCGCTGTACTTCGGCGCAGGGGACGAGGACATCCCCGTGACGCTTTTGGAGGACGGACACGTTCGCGACATCGCGGGCATAGCGCGTCCTGCGCCATTCGTGGCGTTGGTGGCGGAGGAGTGCATGAAGCGTGGCGCGACGAAGGTGTTGTTCTACGGTGCGCACCTCGACGGCGGGAAGACGACCGACGGCATTGTTTCCGGCAACGTGTGGTATCAGCTTCGCAAGAAGGGTCTTGAGGCTGGTGTTCAGATAGAGCGGCTCAAGCCGACGATGGTGACCTTATGAGTTTCAACGTAGAGCCTGACAACCTGTGGCGCGAGGTGCAGAGCGCGACGGAGTACAACCAGCGATTCCTCGGTGCTAACTACGAGGATGACAAGCGTCGGTATGCCGGTGCTGGTTATCGCGGCGACTGGGCTCAGGACGAGCCTGACATGGAGAACCATGCGTTCGAGTGGGTGTCGCTGTTTGCGTCGATGGTGTTGTCATCGAACCCTCGCGTGAAGACGAGCACGCCTCGCGGGGGGACGATGCGCGACTTGGTGCGCGCTTCTGGCTACGCGATCAACCGCAACATCGTGGACACGGACATGGTGTCGATGAACGAGTTGTTGTTCTACGACTGGGCGTTCCGCTGGTGCGTGGCGTTGACGGTTCAGGAGCCAGCGGCTGGCGACTACACGGGGTGGTCGGACCCCCCGTTCAGGCCGCGCTCCAAGCGCATCTCGCCTTTGTACTACGTTGCGGACCCGATGGCCGATACGCATGAGGGCGAGCGTTGGCGTGGTCACGGGATGATCGTGGACAAGGAGACGCTGTTGCGCGATGCGCGTGCGCTCGGCAAGTCTGGCGGGTGGAACACGAAGATGATCGACGCGCTGCCTGAGGAGGCGGGCGTGGACGAGTTGCGTCGTTCGACGGAGCGCGGGTACGGTGGCGGCACGCGGGGAGAGGTGACGCTGTACGAGGTTTGGGTGCCAGAGGAGCGGTTGGAGAAGGCGGTCGACGCGAACGGCGAGGAGTTCGAGCCTCTGGAGTCGGACGGGTATCACGGTGTGATCTACACGATCCCTCACGGTGGCGGCACGCAGGGTTTGGCGTCGAGCGACTACATTCGCAAGCCGCGCCCCTTCTACGGTCCTGCGGCTGGGCCTTACACGGTGGGCGGCGCGTACCTTGTGCCTGACGAGAACCGCTATCTTTCCCCGATTGCTGCGGTGGTGGCGCAGGCGGCAGAGCTGAACACGCATCGGCGTTCGATGTCGGCGCGCATGGCGGACTACAAGAAGGGGTTCGCGGTCGACTCGACTTCGATAGCAGACCTGGGCTCGTCGCTGGCTGAGTTTGAGGACCACGGCATCTTCCCTGTGAACCGCGCGGACAACATCGCGGCGCAGATCAAGGAGCTGGAGATTGGTGGTCTGACCGACCAGGACTTGCGTCACTTCATGTTCTTGCGGGAGACGTTGGAGCGTGTGAGCGGTCTGCATGATGCGCAGCGCGGTGGTACTGCGCGGGGTGTGACCGCGACTGCGACTGCGATTGCCAATCAGTCGAGCACGCGGCGGTCTGGTCACCTCGCGATGAAGTTCGTGAAGACGCTCGAGGCCGTGCTTCGCAAGGAGGCGTGGTATCTGGTGGAGGACTCGCGGTCGGCTGTGCGTCTTGGTCCTGAGGCTGGCGGGTTGTTCTTGGATCCTGTGACCGGCGAGCCCATCGAGGAGCCGGTCTGGAAGGGTGGCGACCTGAAGTTCGAGGACATGGAGATGTCTGTGGACTTCTACTCTGTGAGCCAGACGAGCGAGGAGCAGGAGCAGGCTCGCGCGTCGGCTGTGGATCAGATCGTTATGACTGCGCTCCCTATGGTGCGGTCGTTCCCTGAGTTTGACTGGGAGACGTACTTCGCGGAGCGCGGAGAGG